ATTCTTTTTGGGTGTTTTGCAGGTTTTCGTAAACTGATTTCTCAATTTTAAAACCGTTTCCAACCTCAATTAATTCTTCTGCGGGTTGAGCTTCTTCTTTGGCAACTTCTTTTTCTGCTTTTTTAACAAAGGATTCTCTAAAATCTCCTACAAACTTTTCTAAATCTATTTCGTCATATTCGTCAAGCTCTACATCGGCATCAGTTAGTACTATACCTGTTTTCTTTTCGAGGTAGCCGTCAACATTTTCTTTAGTAATTTTTCCGAGTCCTTCACGGATTGCTTTTTCTCTTGCAACATCTAAAACGCTTAATGAAGTAATGTCAAAGTTTTTTTCTTTTTGGAAATCCTCAAACGTTAGGTCTTTGTTTTCTTTTTTAGCGATGGCATATTCTTTTACATCCTGTGGCAAATCGGCTAAAAAGTCTGTGTTTTCTTCTTCTTTTTCGGCTTCAACTTTTTGCACTTCTTGTGCCACTTCTGTTGTTGTTTCTGCCTCGGCAGTTTCGATTTCGGTTTCGGTTTTTACTTCTTCAGTAGTAGTGTCCGCAACTTCCTCTACCGATGTTGTTTCTGTCTCTGAAACATTATTATTTTCTTCTACGATTTTTTCGAATTGTTCTAATCCTGACTCCATAATAGTTTATTAGTTAATTGTTTGTAATACAAAAGTAATAAAAAATATTAATTAGTTATACAAACGTAATGTATTTATTGTTACATTTGAAAAATGAAAACGATTTTCATGTTCTTTATGGTTCTTGTCTGTTTGACAAGTTTCACGGCTGGAGCAACTACTACCAAGCTGGAACAAAAGCAAAAAACAGAATTAGTTAAAGGTTTTACAACCACGATTAACGCTGTAAGTGTAGAAAATGATTACCAATTTGTATTTGTAAGTTCAGATGCAAAAATAAAAACAGAATTCGAAGTGAAATCCTTTGAGCTAATCAAACCCATTACATCCCAAGCAATAAATGATGATGTTGGTTGGCGTGATTCAGGTTTAAATTATAATTTAAATTTAAAAAGTAATTTACTTGCATTAAGTCGAATACCAATTGCCAGTAATTTTAGCAATAAGGAAAGAGCAAATATTCGGTGCGATTGTTAACAACGATTCAATATATATAAAAAAAGCCATTCAATACTGAATGGCTTTTTTTTGTAATTATAAATTTATTCTTCATCTAGCACAAACTCATTTTTATTAAAATCAACTTCGTTTTTAAAGTCGATAGGTGCTTTTTCTCCTTTGCGTTGGTCAATCATTTTAGACTGTTGTGTTGCTTGAAGCTTAGTTCTTTCGTCTTTGGCTACTTCTTTATACTCGGTAAGATTGGACATATTTAAGTTTTTTATTTGCTCTAAATAAACATCTTGCTGAAATTCTTTGTCGTCTTTAGGAGCTTCAATTTGTAACTTTCCTTGAAGTTCCATTAGCCTAATTTGAGCCATTTGTTTTTCAAACTCTAGGTCTATCATTTTTGTTTGCTGATACGCTTGAGTTTTCGCTTGTTCTGCTGCTTGTGCTGATTGAATATTGCCTTGCGTTTGCATTTGCATAGTAGCTTGTTGCTCTTGCATTTTTTGTTTTTGTCGTCTGTTGCGAATAAAACGCATATACTCATAAGCCTTTTTGTAATTTGTCTTAGCGAGGTCTAGTATTTGATATTTTTCGCTTAAATCAATAGTTTGTTCTTGAACTGCGATAGAGAGATCTTGTTTAAGTTCGTTAAGCATTTCTTTGTCGGGTATCATCTCTACTGAAAAGCCAAACTCGTGAAGATGTCGGTTTTTGTAAGATTCTAAAAGGTTTGCGTTTTGAATTCCAATAGCGTTTTCATACATTTTTTTTAGACTACCGTCTTTGTCAAACATGCATATAGTCTTGATACGACTTGATATAGTTTCGCATACTTTTTTATCAAACATTGTGGCTGTGTCAACAATATGTTTAGTGGCTGTATTACTCGCTAAAAGCATCATTTGATTAATACCTACAAGCGCATTCGGACTTTGACTGCCATCACGAGCAGGGTTTACTCCGGTAACCTCACGAACTTGATTGTAATACATGGCAAAAACATTAAGCAACTGTCCTAATGCACTTCCTTGTTGTTGTGGGATTGGTCTTGCTGCTGTACCTTCTTTAACTCCTAATTCTCCCATATCCACACGCTTGGTAACAATAACCCCTTTGACGTTGAGTATAGATAGCGCTGTTTGCCATATTGCGTTTTTATTCTCGCCTTTGCCTTCGTCTGTAAGGTCGGCAAGACTATCTACGTCAATCTGAATCAAATCAGGTTTTAGTTCTGATACAAGATGTTGTATTTTTAAGGATTGATACTGTAGTTGGTCCAGTAAAGGTGTTATGTTGGATAAAAAAGATTGTGTTTTGTTTTTGTATAAATTAGTGGCCCTGCAAATAAAAGGAGGTAGTGTCTTATTCATTTGGTCTTTAGCTAAATTTTCACACTCTTTCCAACCGTATATGTGTTCTTGTGAGCCAATTATCAAATTACCTTCATACCAAGTGTCTAAAATTTTGTTTATTTTAGAGTTCGGATTTCCTTTATTTTCCCATGAACTATCTCTTTGCGACACTTTCCATGGTTCTTTATTTTCGTTGTAACTTTTCTTGAATACGATTTCTTTGGATGATTTGTAGGCGAAACGCATTACATCTACTTTCATTCCTAAAATTTCTTTCATATCGCATTGATCAAAATCTATAAACATTTTGTTTTGCGTGGCATATTTTGATGCAATATCTCTTAGTTGTTTTTCTAGAAAATTACTTTCTCGTTTGATTTCATTTATAGTTAATGTTTCAACATAGTAATAGTAATAAACATCGCTAAAATCGTTTTTCTTGCAATAAGAGTGTCCAAACCTTTCCGGGTCTATATATTCAATCTTCACACCGTCGTTAATATCAATCCAACAACGCGCAACATTTATTCCTATATTTACAAGATCACGGTCAAGTTCGTATTTTATAGTTTCCCAAGCGTTTGTTTTTTTTACAAAATCGATGTTTATTTCTTCTGAAATTTCAATAGCGGGACGTTCTTTAATTTCTTGATACAACAAAATTTCTTCATCGGATTCAGGCATAAAATCTGGAGTCATATCAATACCTAATTGTTCTTTAGCGTTTTGAAAAAACTCCTTTGACATTTGATTAGTTTTGTGCTCAATGAATTTTTTTCTTTTCTCCATTGCCGATAGCTTGTCGATACTTCTGATATCCAACCTGTAAAAATCATCTTGAATACCGTTAATTACAATGTTACAAAACTTCTCTGCCCAATTGATGTTTTTAAAATCAATATTTTCCATCATCTGCAAATCGTTAGTGTTTTTAGAAAACCATTTTTTATACTTTTCTTCACTTTGTTCTCCGCGATAATAGGCTCTTAATTCTTGAATTTGTTTGTTTCTATCTTGATACTGATTGCCGCTTGTGTTAGATAGCATGCCACCGTTAAACCATTCAGAAGAAATATGAATAGCAACCTTTAAACCAAAAGCATCTGTTTTCTTGATGTGGTCCGGTGCTAATGGATCAGGAATTCCGTGTATTGTTGTGTTATCTTGCATGGCTAAGTTGTTTTTTAAATGGGTTACCTAATTTTTGAGTATTTGTATCTGGTTGTGTTCTTTTAATTTTTTGATTGCCTAATAAAGCCAAAGAAAAGGATATGTATGCATCGTATTTTGTACGATTTTCTAAATCCACTTCTTTGATTTGATATAGTGTTCGTGAGAATGGAAAATCACCAATTTTTCCTGTTTCTCTATCTTCGTCATTTCGTGAATAACCAATGTGTTTGTCAACAAAAGATTGTACTGCATAATATTGAGCATCTGCAATTTTACTGTCTTGTTGTGGTGCTCCTCCAAATTCTATTTCAGTTGGGGACAAATCTTTTATTAATTTAAAAGGGTTGTTCATGGAGTATAGTCTGTATCCTCTTTCTTTTATTTTTTGTAAAAACCTTTCGTTTGATAATTCTATAAGTACAGGAAATGAAAAATAGACCATAAGCATAATCATATCCTCGAAAAACAACTCAACGGTTGATGCTCTTGAAAGGTATTCACAAATCATTGTGTTTCTTGGTAGATCGTCTTCTGTATGATTTCCAGTAACAACTGATGCGGAACCAAGCGAACCTCTGCTGCCTACAACCTTACTTCTGTTGTAGGGGTCAACCCCGATAGTTCCAATATGTGTAGCTGTTGGGGCAAAAGAAAATCCTCCAAAAAATGGCTTTTGAATTTTTACATTTCGGTATTGAGTAGGAGGGTGGCATCCAATTTTTATAAAAAATTTTCCGTTTTGTGGGTCTGGTCTCCAAATTACGTTGCTATCTTGTACTCCGTCTTCCCAAATAAGATTGCCGCGTTCTAAATCTTTATTGCCTAAATACTCTTTCTTTTTATCGTTATAGTATTTGTCCTCTAAATTATCTTCGTTGTATTCAATTTGTTCTTCAATTTGTACCAGATTAAATGGACATTCAGAAGCATCATCACGAAAAGCATCTGCAATGTTTCGTGGAAATTGTCTTCTTTGTTCGTTGTATTTTTTTTGGTCGTCTTTAAACGAAGATTCTTCGTTGTCTAGAAACTGTGAAGCTCCAATAGTCCGTAATTGTCCATATTCATTTTGTATTGGAATTATAGGGGTTTCAACTATTGAAAAACCGTACTGGTCAAAAAATCCTTCTAAACAATAATCTGCAGGTATAAAAATTCTATGAAGTCCAGATTTTGTTTGTCCGTTTGCGTTTCTTTTTGTCGCGTTGCTATCATCCCAAATAGCTTTGTAATTTGAACCTCCTTTTTTTAGTGGATTTACGGTAGATATTACCATAGACTTACCTCTAATTTCAGAACCTACTCTGTGTGATGTTTTTACAATATACCAATATTCATCAAATGGCACTTCCGGGGGATATTTACCTGATTCGTCTAAAAGGGAGCGAAAGATAGCATCCCCATCGAGTGCGTTCATTTCGGTATTGTTCCAGGATATTGTTGTATCTAATCCATCATCTTCTCCAATGGTTTCTCCTGTTCGTTTCTTTCTGTTTTGCTCTTGAAAACGTAATTCAGTTTGAGGATTTGTTGTTCCATCAGTAATAGGTTTAAAGAATGGAGGTAGTCTCTTGAATGTTTTTACAAGTCTTGCAAATATTTTTTTAGCATCTTTTCCTTTCTTAGAAACAATACCTAATAATTTGTTTTGGCTTAGTGTTCCGCTATCTAAAAACTCCATAATAGCCATAAATGAAGCTCCAAAACGTCTGTTTTTCACATAGTCCATTCCATAGCATCTTGGGTCTGCTTTACAGGCTTCCCAAAAAATCATTAACTCGTTTTGAATTACTCTAAAACTTGGGTATTTGTCTAGTTCACGGCACCATTGTAAACCATACCAATAGGTAGGTGTTATCCAAATAACCTCTCCTTTGATGTATATCCAATGTCCGTGTGTTCGTTTGTGGTATTGTGTATCTATATAAGGTTTGAATTCTCTATTGTTTAACGTAGTGTCGTTTATTCCCTTTGGCATTTCTTGTCTTTTCCATTTTTGCTCTTTTGTAGGCAAGTCATGGTTTTCGATTTCTGAGTTATCGGGTTTTTTGGGAATTGCAATTTTTATATCCTCGATTACAAAAATATCTCCTATAGTGCCGTCTTTTGAAACCACCACCATATCATATTCTTCATTATACCCATATTGCCAAGATTTGCTATTGTTCCTTTGGTCAATAACATTTTTTGGAATGTGGCTGGTGCTATTTACACCTGTGTAGAATATAGACATATTTATTTTGCTTCGTTAGCGTATCTTTTTGTTGGATGTAAGTTCGTATCGTCTTTTTCTAAATCTTTTCCAAATTGAATAGATTCAAGGCGCTCTACTTCGTCATAATTGGCTGTTAGTTCAAGCCTTGCTTCTTTCTTTGCTTTGATTATATTTACTGCTTTTTCGTTTCCCAAACCAAGCCCTTTGTCGTCTTCGTCTTCTTCTAATAAATCTGTTCCGTTAGCTTCGATTATGCTTTCGAGATAGTCAATATTTTTTTTATACTTTTCTATCAATGCTGGAATACGCTCTTTGAAATAACTCATGTGTTTTGTATTAATTAATGGCGAAAAAATGTCTTTCTCTAAAAAGTAGAAATTCTTCTTCGTTGATGTAAAATGGAACGCCAAGATTAATATTGGTCGTTGCAATAGTGTTTTTGGTTAAATTGTTGTTTGACAATGAACTTGAATGCAGCACTACCTTGTTTTGTTCAAACCGTTTGGTGTCGTTCTCGGGAATAAATAAAAACGATGATTTTAACTGCTCGGTTTTGATTTCTATTTTTTTAGCTAGGATATAATCGTTAGGACTGTAAAAAGTGTTGTTGTCTTTAAAAAAATAGATGTTTCTTTTTTCTATTTTAAAAAGATTTTTGTTTATGAATAATTGATTGCCAGACATTGCCTTTGACCCATCTTGGTCTAAAAAATCATGCATTATAATAGGGTCGATAATAACCTCTGTGCCTTTTTCAATATTCAATGAATTGACAATAGGAGTTTCTTTTATTGTATGCAACACATTAGCGTTCTTGTGGAAAGTAAATCTTTTATCCACGAATAACTTATCTCCTGAATTTAAAGTGATGTAGTCCTTGAACTTTTCATTAATTTCAATTATGTAGTCGTGTACTGCTTTCATTCCTTTTTTTCTATTTTAATTATTTTGCTTTCGCCACAATCATTATACACTTTTGCAGTCATTTCTTTTTTGCCAAGAAACCTTGTTTTAATACCTAAAAACTTCCATTGGTGACGTTCCCAATATGCAACGGCATCTGTTTTGTTTGTAAATTGGCGATCAGTGATGGTAACCCCAGAACTATCAATAAACCCTTTTATGGTTAAACATTTTGTGGAATCAATAAATGGTCCTGAAATGTATTTTTTTACCAATGTGTCTTTATAATTGTAAGTTGTAGAAACTATTTCTTTAACTCTATTGGTTTTAATTCCGTCTTTAGACAGTTTTTTTAGTAAATCTGAATTCTGATATTGCAAATAATCTTTTACTTCGTTTGCATTTAATATTTGGGTTGCAAACTTCAAACTATCTGACTTTCTTAATTGACTTGCATTTTCGGTTTGGCGAATGTTTTCTGCTTTCTGAAATTGGTAGTTTTTATAAAACCAAACACCAACGCAAATTGCTATTACTATCAAAATTGTTTTTAAATTGTTCAGTATGTTCATGAGGTTAGAATTTTACGTTTACGAAAATTGCAACACTTTTGTTTCTAGTGCGCTTCATCACTTGACCACCATTACTATCATTTCCAATAGCAGTATTGCCCTCGATAGTTTCAAAAGTTGTATCTGTAATCCATTTTACAAATATTCCTGTATGATCATACCTTCCGTCTTTGTTCCAATCAAAAAAAACAATATCTCCTTCGATTGGTGATGTTGTAATCATGTTGTTTTTTTTGAAATAAGCAACTGCTGTTTGGCATCCTGCAAAACCTTTAGTAAATCCAATTTTGGGCAGCTGAAATCCCGCCATGGCGTAACACCATGAAACGAACATTCCGCACCAAGCAACTCCGTCAAAACCAAACCATTTTCCGTATTTAGTTTTGTTGCTATTTAAAGGTTTTTCTCCTTGTCCAATCTCTTTTTCTGCAATTCTAGTAATTTCACTCATTTTCTTCTTTTTTTTCGTTAGTGTTTTTATGTTTATATCCGTCAATTTTTTCTAATATTTCAAGTAACAATCCTTTAGGAATCAATCCTACCAATGAACAATTCTTTAAAATAGAAATAGTTTGGAAAACCATTATAGGCATTATAATAGCTTCTGATAGCCAAAAAGCACTTGCAAATCCTTTTTCAACAGATAAAACCATTGCTAGAATTAACCAATAGGCAGCTAAGTAGTAGATTATTTTTAATGCTTTTTGTGTTTCCCAAGTGCCTTTTTTAAGAGCAAGGGCGGTTCCTGCTAACCAATCTATAATAACTACACTTGCAATTGCCATAAATAAATCAATATTGTCGAGTACTATTTTTCCGTAATAGGCAGATATAAAAGAAAAGGCAGTAATAATTAAATTAAAAAAACCTTCTCTTGCTGAGCGAAAGTGAATAATTGAGAGGATGTTGTATATTAAATTTTTCATGGGTTG